ATCCTCGTCCGCCCGTTCCTCGCAGACGGCACCTATGACTCGAAGCGCGTCCTCGGGCTCGCCGCGAAGGATGCGACTAGCGGCGACTTCTTCCATGTCCTTCACTTCGGGAAACTGATGACGGTCAACACGAGCGGCTACACCGCCGGGGACATCCTGTTCGCCTCGGCGTCGAGCGCCGGAGCATTGACCGCTACCGCACCTGCCGCGCCGAACAACATCGTCACCGTGGCGCTCGCACTCAACTCGAAGAACAACGGCACGCTGGTCGTCCGTCCGACATGGGGCGCGAAACTGACCGAGACCGAGGACGTCTACCTGTCGAACCTTCAGGACGGCGACACGCTGACATGGCAGTCGGGGACGAACAGATGGGAGAACACGGTCGGCGGAGTCGGACTGTCCGGCTCCGAGGTTGTGTCGTATGACGGGAGCATCTCGTGACTTGGACCTACGGCGGCGACCCTGCCGCGAACGCTCGTGACGCGATCCGGTTCCTGATCGGTGACACCGACACGACGGATCAACTGTTGACCGACGAGGAGATCGCGTGGGTGAACACCGAGTCGTCCGGCACCTCGACCGGCACGACCGCGCTGTACGACGCCGCCTACCGATGCTGTCTCACGATCGCGTCGAAGTTGGCGCGTGAGGCCGACAAGCAGATCGGCGACCTGTCGGTCTCGATGAGTCAGCGAGCGAAGGCGTACCGCGAGCAGGCCGCGTCGCTGAAGGAACTGTCCGGACGCGAGGGCGGTGTCCCGATCCCGTACGCCGGGGGAATCACGATCTCGGACAAGGAGGTCGACGAGGAGAACTCGGACCTGTTCCGCAGTTGGTTCTCGTCCGGCCAGTTCGAGAACGTCCGCGACGGCGGACGGTCGCAGACGATCCGCGGCGTCCAGTACTTCGGTCCCGGGGCTGACTGACCATGCCCGCGTCGACGGCGTTCCTGACGGCGCTGAAACCGCTCGCTAGTCGAGCGGTGAACATCAAGGTCAAGTCATCGCTGAATAACTACGGCGAGCCGCAATACTCCGGAGCGGCGACCGAGTATGCCGCCTTCATCGAGAAGGTGACACGGTCGAACTCGGACCTCGAACGCGACGAGCAGATCATCGACTTCAAGGCGTACATCCCGTCGTCGACGTTGTCGCTCGGCATGGATGACGAGATCGAGTTCCCGGACGGGTCGATCCGTCCGATCGTCGAGATCGACGAACGCTGGGACGAGCAGGGTAAGCAGTTCGTCGTCGTGTCAGTCGGTTCGGGGCGCGGCTAATGGCTAGGCGTGGCGGTGTCGAGGTGAACGTCCTCGGGCTCCGCGAACTGTCCGAGGCGATCGAGGCGAACTCGCGGGAGATGACCGTCGCGGTCGGACGAGCCCTGAACGATGCGGCTATGGCGATCGGCAACGCCTCGCAGGACCTCGTCCCGATCGACACCGGCAACCTGAAAGCCTCGATGAACTATCAGCGGCGCGGACTGACGACGACGAGCCCGGAGATCGAGATCAGGTACGGCACCCCGTACGCCTTGTACCAGCACGAGAAACTCGAACTGTCGCACCCATCCCGGGCGCGCGGCGGTTCAGGTCCAACCGCGCCCGGCACACCGGGAGGCTCACCGAAGTATCTGGAGTTCCCGTTCTTGGAGGAGACCTCCCAGTATCCGACGAAACTCGTCGCCCGCATCCGTCATCACTTCAATGTCGTACGCGCGAGAGGAGAAGGCTGATGGCAACCCTCGACGACATCGGAACCTATCTCGCCGCGCAGGTCGGCTCGCTGACACTCGGCACAAACCTGTTTCTCGGTCGTCTCCCCGACGACCCGGACACCTGTGTCGCCCTGTACGAGTACGGCGGCGAGACGCCGGTGTCGGTGATGGGTGGCGATTCGCATCCGCCGGTCGAACAGCCGCGGATACAGGTCAACGTGCGAGCCTCCGGCTACTCGTCAGCAAACACGCTCGCCCTGTCGGTGTGGACCGCGCTCGAAGCGGTTCTGAATGAGACGCTGACCTCGACCCGCTACCACCGGGTGTCCGCGATACAGTCACCGTTCCCGCTCGAACGCGACTCCGCCGACCGGGTCATCTTCGCCCAGAACTACCGGGTACAGAAGGCGACATGACGATCCCGCCGGACCCGTACGCGGAGATTCGGTCGAAGCCGGAGATCAAGCGCAAGACCCGTCACAAGGTTCGATGCGCGAACTGTTCCCGGCTCCTCGCCGAGATCGTCACCGCACCGTGGCTCATCAAGTGCTCACGCTGTAAGGCGGATAATCAGTCTGACCCCGGCGAGGGTTAGAGATTCCACGGCGACCAGCCGGAGTTGTGCCAGATCGCGAGCGCGGCACGGAGGTTCGTCTCCGCGTCGAACAGTTCGTCGCACTCGTCGAGAACCCCCTGAGTTTGGAGCCAGCCATCCGGCCAATAGGTCGACGGTCGGCACCAGAACCGGTTGATCTGGACGAGCCCGTTCGAGCCGCCCATCGGATCGTCCGGGTTGTGCTGATCGGGTCGGCACCTCGACTCGCGGTACACGGCGTAAGACAGTTTCGGGAGTTCCTCCTCCGGCCAGCCGATCTCGACGGCGAGCGGCATCCATTCGTCGCATCGCCAGTCCGGAGCGCTGGCCCGATGAGATGGCAACTCGGTCGCGCGGAACGCGGGCTGTGAGGGCCGTGGCTGAGGATCAGGATGGGTCCACGGTCTCGGCTCGGGTGACGCCGGAACGGTCCACACAGGGACTTCTAGCGCCGTCTCCGGGGAGGCGAACACCTCCGGGTCGGAGGGTGGTACGTCGTGCGGGGCGGAGGCTTCGGTACTTGTGGGAGATACCTGAAAGGAGGCTCCAGCCCCGCACGACGAGAACAGGATAGCGGCGGCAACAGCCGCGAGACACGCGCGCACGGATTCGTATGTTACAGGACTGTAACTGTCAGACGTCGTCGGCCCAGTTCGCGGACGAGTTCCCGTCGAGATACTGCGCCGCTTGCCGGTAGGTGTCGCACTCCTCGATGAGTCGCTCGATCTCACGGGCGGCTTCTTCGAGGAGGGTGGCGATCGAGTAGTCGACGCCGCGACGGTTCGTCCTGAGTCGTTCGAGGATCGTGGTCATAGTCGCTCCCGACGGAAGTGTAGTTCATCAGTATCCGTTCTGTCGTAGGTTACTGGAACGATCCGGGGAGGACTGTCCACGTTCCGGGAGGCCACGAGTCGTGAGGCCAGCGGCGGAAGGCGAGATGGACCTGTCCGTCGGCGTACACCTCGATCAGCACCTCGCCGTCCGGGAGTCGAGCGTCGATCGACCGGGCGTCGACCTTCGTCGAGAACCCCGGGACCGGTGTCGGCTCGTCGAGTGTCGTGTCGCCGGGCATCAGCGGCCTGCCTTCCCGCTCGCGTGGAGCGCGAGGGCGAGGGCGACGCCCGCGATGCTGATGGTCTGAAGTAGGTCGATCATCGTCCGTTCCTTCCGGTGAGTTTGTCGACGAGGGCGGCGAGTAGGAACGCGCCGATCAGAATCCCCGCGAGTGTGAGAACGATCTTCCAGTCGCCGCTCGTCATGCCGCGACCTTCGAGATGTTGATCGGGTCGAGCCGGACCAGCGAGTGCGGGCTCACCGCGTCGTGGTACTCCCAGCACCGGAGGTCGTCCGGGTAGAACGCGGCGGCGTGGTCGTGGCTCTCGTCGAGCCGGTCGGCGTCGAGCGCCTCGATGTGGACCGCGAACACGACGACCTCGTCGTGACGGATCACGTTCGGGACCTCGACCGGACCGTCAGAGGTGTCGACGGTCATCATGCCGACGAACTCGCCGCCTCGCATCGCGAGGAACGCGGCGGCATAGCCGGGCGTGTTCGCGAAGTAGGTGCCGCGGGTCAGTCCCTCCCGGGTGATCGTGTCGGCCCGGGTCGGCCATGTCGCGTGGTACAGGACCTCGGTCATTTCAGTCATCCTCCTTCCGGAGCGTGTCGAGCGCTCGCTTCTTGTCGTGGATCGTGCGGACGGTGTCCGGACGGAACGTCCGCATCCCGCCGTTCGGGATCGTGCCGTTCGAGGCGATCGGGCCCCAGCCGGTGAGTTCACCGTTCGGGCGGATCGCCTTCAGGCGGAACCTGCCGACGCCGGGGACGGTGAACTCGTCACCGACCTCGATGTGGCGTCCGTCGGGGAGGGCGGTCGCGACCTCCCAGTCGGCGAGCGGGGAGTTGCCTCCCCGACGCCGGACCAGCGTCTCGCGGCTCACGACGCCGCCTTCATCATCTCGGTCAACCGGAGGGCGATGTGATCGGCGATCTCGTCGTCGCTGACGGTGAAACCGCGCGAGTGCGCCCAGAGCCGACGCTCGCTGGCCATCTTGTTGATGAGGTCGTGGAGCGAGTGGTCGCGCCTGACCTTATCCATGTGGTTCTTCATGGGAACTCCCTTCTCGTTGATCTCTCCCACGGGTAAGACCTTACCGGACCGGTACAGCGATGTCAACCCCTAATCCCCGAAATGTCGAATACGCCAGGAGATGTTGGCGCTACAACGGGACGAACCCCCGCAGGCGTACCATCTCTGCTCAGTAGTGCGCTCGTCGCCGCAGGTGTCCACCGTGACCGTCAGTCGCTCACGACTCCTGCGCCTACCCATCGAGGAGACAGGACCGGATGAAGTTCAGAGTGACAGGCGGACCCGAGGGCGATCGAGGGATCGACTCTGGCGGTCGCCGTTACGAGCCGGGCGACATTATCGAGATGACTCAGGCGAAAGCCCAATGGCTGATCGACAAGGGACTCCTCGAAGCCGAGAACGGCAAGAGCGTCAAGTCCGCACCGGCACCCCAGCCGGAACCCGCACCCGAGCCCGACGTCGACGACGACATCCTCGATGACCTCGACGACGACGACCTCGACGACTTCGATGAGGAGATCGACTGATGCCCACGTTCGTTCACGGTAAGGGAACCGAGGTCCTGCTCGATGAGTTCGACCTGTCGTCCTACTTCAACTCGGTCGACACCTCGCGGTCGACTGACACCGCGGAGACCACCGCGTTCGGCTCGTCGTCGAAGTCGTACATTGTCGGACTGACCGACGGCACCCTCTCCCTCTCCGGGATGTTCGCGCAGGACACCGACGGCTCCGACGAGGAACTGTCCGCGATCCTCGGCGCGACCACGACCCCGGTCATCACCGTGAACCTCGAATCAGGGACGATCGGCAACCGGGCGGTCGTCGCGAAGGCCCATCAGACGTCGTACGCGATCTCGTCGCCAGTAGCGGACATCGTGACGGTGACCGCCGACTTCAACGCTTCGACCGACGGCACCGCGAACCTCACCTACTCGATTCAGTCCGGCGTCCAGTTGACCACCGGCGCGTCGATCGCGTTCGGGTCGCTCGGCGACCTCGCCTCGGTCGACAACACGGCGTCAAGCGCGAACGGCGGCATGGCGAACCTTCATGTCGTCGCGAACACCCTCGACGCGGCAGTCACGATCAAGGTTCAGGACTCGGCGGACGATGCGACGTTCGCCGACCTGACCTCATTCACCTCAGTCTCGTCCGCCACTAAGACGGTCGAGCAGAAGGCGGTCACCGGCACGGTCGACCGTTACCTGCGGGCAACCGCATCGAGTTCCGCGACCAGCGGTGCCATCACGTTCCACGTAGCGTTCGCCCGCTACTGATCCCACAGGAGAGTAGAAATGCCCACTTTCGTTCATGGCAAGTCGACCCACTTCGAGATCGACGACACCGGCGGCACGAGCCGCGACATCAGCGACACGCTGACCTCAGTTGATTTCCCGGAGACGATCGACACCGCCGAGACGACTGCCTTCGGTTCGACCTCGAAGTCGTACATCGTCGGTCTCCGTGACGCCACGATCTCGGTGTCCGGCATCTGGGACGCAACCGTCGACGGCTACTTCATCGGCACCGAGCCCGCGAGCCGTACCTTCATCTACGGCCCGGCTGGTGACACCGGCGGCAACGTCAAGTACACGGGTGAGGCGATCCTGACGTCGTTCTCGATCTCGAACCCGGTCGGCGACGTCGTCACCTACTCGGCTGACTTTCAGGTCACCGGTGACGTCACCCGCACCACGTTCTGATCTAACCCAACAACTGAAGGAGAGTGACCAGAGTGTCCATCAAAGACAAGATCAGGCAAGCAGGCGACCTCGAACGTGAGGTCGTCGACATCCCCGAGTGGGGCGTCACCGTCGAGATTCGATCCATGTCGGCGCGTCAGCGTGCGCTCATGGCGAACTACACCGAACTCGATGACCAGTCGAACTCGGATCGGCAGGAGGCTCTGTGGGGCTTCCTGTTGACGGCGTGCGTGTTCGACCCGGAGACCGGCGAGCCGGTGTTCGACGACGACGACCTCGACTGGCTGTTCACCGACAAGTCGTTCGCTGTGATCGACCGTCTCACCACTCGATGCCTGACGGTGTCGTCGGTGCTGAAGGACTCGGTGGACATCGCGGGAAAGTCCTCCTCGGCTACCCCGGACGAGACGGAGTAGCACACCCTGAGCGTCGTTTCTACTTCCAACTCGCCCGCGAACTCGGGATGACGGTCGGTGAACTCTCGGACCGGATGTCGAGCGCGGAGATGGCGGAGTGGATGGCGCTCTACAAGATCGAGGCATCAGAACGTGAACACAGTCGGCAGGTAGCAGAGCAACGCTCGAAACGGAAACGGTAAGCAGGAATGGCATCAGAAGCGATCGTCGCGAGACTGAAGGCGGTCCTCTCTGGTGACTCGTCTCAACTCCGAGCCGATCTCGGAAAAGCCGAACGGTCGCTGAAAAAGTTCGGTGACAACGCGACCAAGACCGGTCGCTCACTCACGACGAAAGTCACCCTGCCGATGGTGGGGCTCGGAGCGGCGGCGGTCAAGACTGCCGCCGACTTCGAGTCCTCGATGACGAAGATCACCGCGCTCGTCGGTGTCGCTAAGGACGAGGTCGACACGATGTCGGTCGCCGTCCGGAGTATGGCGACCCAGTTCGGCAAGTCGGCGAATGAGGCGGCGGACGCGCTGTTCTACATCACCTCGGCTGGCCTGCGCGGCTCGACCGCGACGGACACGCTGGCCGCGTCGCTGAAGGCGTCGGCGATCGGACTCGGTGACACGGCGACGATCGCAGACCTCGCGACGTCGGCGCTCAACGCCTACGGCGCGGATGTGCTGTCGGCGTCGCAGGCGACCGACGTAATGACGGCGACGATCCGCGAAGGCAAGTTGGAAACGACCGAACTCGCCGGGTCAATGGGTCGGGTCCTGCCGCTCGCCTCGGCGATGGGTGTCAACTTCAATGAGGTCGGCGCGGCGTTCGCCGCCCTGTCCCGTACCGGCACTAACGCGGCGGAGGCCGCGACACAGATTCGCGGCATCCTCTCATCGCTGTTGCGTCCGACGAAACAGGCGGAGGAAGCGCTGACCGAGATGGGTCTCTCCTCGGAGGGGCTCCGCCGACAGATGCGCGAGGAAGGTCTCCTCGCAACCCTGAAACGACTCTCCGAGGAGTTCGCCGGAAATGAGGCGGCGGCGGCATCGGTGTTCGGCAACATCCGCGCCCTGTCCGGCGTCCTCGACCTCATGGGCGCGAACGTCGCGACAACCGAAGCGATCTTCGCGAGCATGACCGACACGACCGGCGCGGTCGACGAGGCGTTCGACGCGGTGTCGCAGACGGCGGCGTTCCAGTTCCAGCAGGCGATGGCCGAGATGAAGGAGACGCTCCTCGCGCTCGGGCAGGACCTACTGCCGCTCGTGAAGGATGCGCTCGAACTGGTCTCTGACAGCATCCGTGGGGTCACCGATTTCTTCCGAGGAATGGACGAGGACACTCAGCACGCGGTGAAGGCTCTCGCCGGTGTAGTTGCGATCGCCGGGCCGGTCGCGCTCGGGGTCGGCATGATCTCAAAGGCGCTTCTCGCGCTGAAAGCAACTAACCCGTGGATTCTCGGAATCACCGCCGCGCTGACCGGTCTCGGTGTCATCCTCGGCGATCACATGGCCGAGGCTCGTGAGGCGAAGGAGCGGCAGGACGATCTGACGGAGGCGTTTCAGCGGGCGAAC